TATTTATTATTTTAGTGACAGCGTGTTATTTACTAGATTTGTTATTTAAAACTTTACTTTAGGAGATTTTTATGAGACTATTCATTTGGGATTTAATGGCAGTAATAACTATGGTATGGGTGTGCTTTTATGTATTCTAATGTAAAACAGATAAAGACAGTTGGGGACATGGTGCAGTATTACCTTCACAGCCCTCAATTTTTGGCTCTCAGACCGCGTTCACAGAAGGATTACGAGTACACCCTCACAAAAGCGTTAAAGACCTCTGTGGGTCTTTCTAAGACGCTTGAGAGTGTGCGTATATCTAAGGTGTCGGTGTCTGATTGTAAGGTAATCTATCAAGATTGGTTGCTGAGAGGTAAAAGAATGGCAAACAACATTGCTACTATACTCTCTGTGGTGTTCAACATGGCAGAAGAACTAGAACTTCTGGCAAGTAACCCTATGAGAAGGGTAAAAAAGGCAAAGCAAGACGTTAGAAGAGTAATGTGGTCAAGAGATCAAGTAAAATTATTCCTTGACACGGCATATGACGAGTACAAGTGGCGTAGTATAGGTCTTATTGTGCATATGGCTTACGAATTTGCTCAGAGAGTCGGTGATATGCGTCTTTTAGAGTGGAAAAGCGTTGATTTAGATGGCGCAAGGCTTGATTTGGTACAGTCTAAGCGTAGAGCAGAGGTGCATATACCTATTAACCCTAAGCTTTTGTCCATGTTAAGGACACAGCACAAGGACTTTGGGTTTCAAGACTATGTTGCACCAAATGTCAGACCTATTGATGGACACTACAAGCCGTACAACGAGTTTGACATATCTATTTTGGTCAATGAGGTCAAAGCACAAGCCAATCTACCCAAAGAACTTACCGCTATGGATATGCGTAGGACAGCGATTACAGAGATGGTTGAGGCAGGTGTGGACACTACTCAGATCATGTCGGTATCTGGACACAACTCACCACAGTCGATGCGTCCCTACATTAAGCACACATTTAGGTCAGCTAATAATGCTCTGGCTAGAAGGGAGTCATACAAAGATGAAGTTTCTTGAGGAGTTAGATTTAGAAGAGGGTAAAACCTTAACAACTGACTGTCCAGTATGCAAAGGTAAGAAAAAGTTTACAGCGACTAGGGTTGACGATGTTATATTATATAATTGTTTCAGAAATAGTTGCACTGTAAGAGGTGTGAAGAAAGTTGCTAGAACTGTGGAAAGTATTAGAAAGAAAATGAACGGACAATCTGTGGTGAAAAAGGTAGTGGAGTTTGAAGTCCCTGAGTATTTTTCTAATGATTTAACTGAATGTGATGAATTTATTATGAGATGGAATTTGTTTAGCATAAGGTTGTTTCATGATGTTAAAAACGATAGGGTCGTATTCCCAATGATGCTTAAAGGAAAAATTATTGATGCTATAGGTAGATCTCTAAACCCTGATTCTTTTCCTAAATGGTACAAGTATGGTAACAGTATGTCGTATTATGCGTACAGAGGAGATGGTGTGGACAGAAATGTGGCAGTGGTGGTAGAAGATGTTATATCAGCTATAGCCGTGGGTAGCTACTTCCCAGTCATAGGGTTTAGTTTGCTAGGCACAGCACTACAGCAGGAGCATCTATACGTTCTTTCTAATTTTGATAGGGTCGTAGTCGCTCTTGACCCTGACGCATCTAAAAAGTCTTTAGAACACGCGAAAGAGTTATCTAATTATGTGTCAGACGTTAAGGTGTTAAAACTAACAGACGACTTAAAATATAAAAATTTAGAAGATTTTAAAAAACTAGAGGAGATTTTGAATGGCTAAACATTGCATGGACTGTGGAGTGGAGTTAGACGTTACTAAAAATTGGTATGAATCGTCTGAGCGTGGTCGTCACTATAGGTGTAAGAAGTGTTCTTGCGTCAATCAAGAAGAAATAAATGAGAAAAACAATAAACTAAGAATGTACGTAAACGGCAAGTACATATCGAGTAAACACCCTTTGTACAAACCGGGAAGATTCAAAACATTTAGTGATGCTGCTTTTTCTTCCTTGATTAATTATGTGAAATGTGTTAAAGGAGAGGTGTATATTATTAGCAACCCTGCTTGGAAAAGTTGGTACAAGATAGGTAAAGCGGTAGACGCAGAGGACAGATGTAATGGCTATCAAACAAGCAGTCCTCACAGAGACTACAGTATAGTATCAAAGATCAGCGTGTCTAATAGAGGTATAGGAGAGAAAATAGCACACACTTTAGCAGAGGGCATGAGTAGAGAAAGAAGTAACGAGTGGTTTCGTATAGAGAACTTAGACAGTGAGGACTTTGATAAGTTCTTGAGTTTGGTAAAGACACTTACAGAGGAGAAGATGAATGGTGGAGTTAGCACTAATAAGAAGTCTGCTAGATAAAGACTTCTACGGAGATCATAAGGGTACTAGATGCCCTGATGAATTATTTAGTAAAGATGTACGTAAGATAAAGAAAACTGTAGACTTTGCCATGCAGAACTATGGTAAGGACAGTATCACTGTGCGTGAGTTAGAAGGTTTGTTCTTTGCTCACAATAGCACCCTCACCACATCATCTAAGCAGATGTTCAAAGAGTTGTTTTCTAAATTAGAAAGAGAGCAAGCTATGGACAAAGAAATAGCTAAAGATGTACTCTCTAAGTTATTTCAACAGCATGTGGGAGAGAAGGTAGCCAACATAGGGTTTGATTATGTTAATGGTGAGGGTTCTACGTTAGAGCCGTTACGCAAGATTATCAGCGATCATCAAGATAACTTCCTACCCAACTTCAAGATAGAGTGGGATGACATAAGTTTTGACAGCATATTAGAGCAAGCTAATCAAAAGTCAAAGTGGAAGTTTAATATACCCTCTCTCGCTAGGCGACTTCAGGGCATAAGCGGTGGTCAGCTTATCATAGTGGGTGCAAGACCCAACACTGGTAAGACAAGTTTTCACGCTAGTATCATCGCATCAAGAGGTGGCTTTATAGATCAAGGTGCTAAGTGTCGAGTCTTGTGTAATGAAGAGCCGTACTATAGAGTCGCATCTCGTTACCTTTGTAATAGAGCAGAGTTGTCGTTGGCAGAGATAGGTAGCGGTAGAGCTAATCATGCACTAGCTATGGATAGGTACAACAAGATTAGACAGAGCGTCAAGATTAAGGATGTTACTGGCAAGAAGATGGATTGGGTAGAGAACATGATAAAGGTTGAAAGACCCGACATTGTTGTGCTAGATATGGGCGACAAGTTTGCCAACAGAACTGGAGAAAGGATGGACTTATACTTGAAAGAGGCGGCAATTCACGCGAGAAACATCGCAAAAGAGTATGATTGTGCTATAATCTGGATGTCTCAGCTATCTGCTGAGGCAGAAGGTAAGGTCAATGTAGATCAATCTATGCTTGAGGGTAGTAAGACTGGTAAGGCAGCAGAAGCAGATTTGATGTTGTTACTCAGTAAGAACCCAACTATTGAGGGGCAAGAAGATAATGATACACAGCGACACATTATCATAGCAAAAAACAAGATAAACGGATGGCATGGAAAGATCCATGTTGAGTTAGATGTAGAGAGAGGTAGATATACTGCATGAATAAGATTATATTAGACGTAGAAAACACAACGACTAAACGAGATGGTAAGTTACATCTTGACCCTTTTGAGCCTGACAATTCTTTGACGCTCGTGGGTGTTGAGAGTTTCCATTTTACAAGTCCTCTTTGGGGAACGGATAAGTCAACTGTTTTTGTGTTTGACCATAAAGAAAGAGTTATAACAGACGATGATGCAGACAAAAGATTGCAAAGAATACTTGACAACACCACATTATTGATAGGACACAACCTTCAGTATGATCTACAGTGGCTTTGGGAGTGCGGTTTTAGATACGATGGCGAGATATACGACACAATGTTGGGTGCATACATACTACAGAGAGGGCAAAAAGGCTCTGTCAGCCTTGAAAACTGCGCTGAGAGGTACGGTCTTGACGTAAAGAAGTCAGATACACTAAAAGATTACTTCAGGAGAGGGTTTCAAACGGATGAAATACCTCTTGACGAGTTGTCAGAGTATTTACGGCAGGACTTAGCGGTTACTAAGCAGTTATACATGAGACTAGAAGACGAGTATGGAAAAGATGAGTCCAAGTCTCTCATCACGGTTCGTGATGTGACCAACAAAGTGTGTAAAGCACTGACTAAGATGTACATGAAAGGTATTGCCATAGACAGAGATGCTCTGGCTCAAGTGAAGAAAGACTTTGTTCAGGAACTAAACGAGATAGAGGGGCGGTTGCAGGAGCATGTGAAGAGACTAATGGGGGACACACCTATCAACCTCAACTCACCAGAACAGGTCAGTCAGGTTATCTTTTCTAGGATTGTCAAGAACAAAAAAGAGTGGGCATTAGCTTTCGAGAATGTTGTTGACAAGGACGACTTTCGCAAAACAGTCAAAGAAAACAGTAGCTTAATGGTGAAAACTAAAGCAAGTATATGTGATGCTTGTAATGGTAAGGGTAAAGTTTTCAAGACCAAGAAGGATGGGACACCGTTTCTCAAACCCAATCGTTGCCCCGAATGTGACACCAGAGGGTACAAACTTGCCAAGTCAAATCAGATGGCAGGTCTTGGGTTCTTCCCTTTGTCAAAGGATTGGGTCAGTGCTAATGGTTTCTCCACAAGCAAAGGCAATCTGGAGACACTGATAAACCTATCTAAGTCAAAGGGTATGACAGATGCAGAGAACTTTCTCAGTGACCTCAAGAGACAAAGTGCTGTGTCTAGTTATCTATCTTCTTTTGTTGAGGGTATAGAGGCATACACAAAGCCAGACGGAAAGCTACATGTGTCTCTCACTCAGCATGTCACAGCTACTGGACGTTTCAGTGGACGCAATCCTAATATGCAAAATATGCCAAGGGGCGGTACGTTTCCAGTTAAGAAAGTATTTGTGTCACGTTGGGATGGTGGTAAGATAATAGAAGCAGACTTTGCACAGCTAGAGTTTAGAGTTGCAGCATTTTTATCGCAGGACAAAGTTGCGATGGAAGAGGTCAGCACTGGCTTTGATGTTCACTCTTACACTGCAAATATTATATCTGACGCAGGACAGCCAACAACACGACAAGATGCTAAGGCACACACCTTTGCTCCTCTGTACGGTGCTACTGGCTTTGGCAGGACAAAAGCTGAGGCAGAGTATTATACACATTTTATGGACAAGTACAGAGGTATTGCAAAGTGGCACAAGCGTCTAGGAGATCAAGCGTTGAACGATGGCTACATCATGATACCATCGGGGCGACAGTACGCTTTTCCAGACGTAGAGCGTAGAGCTAGTGGCTCGCCCACACACTTTACCATGATAAAGAATTATCCAGTGCAGGGATTTGCTACTGGGGATATTGTCCCCATAGTATTTCTGGAGATAGACAAGAAGTTAGAGAGTATGCAGTCTTGTCTTGTCAATACGGTGCATGACTCCGTTGTTATTGACGTACACCCTGCAGAAGAAGAGCAAGTTATTCGCATCATAAAAGATGTAAATGACAACCTAATTGACATCATAAAAGACTACTATGATGTTACCATAAATGTACCAATGGTGCTTGAAGCTAAGATAGGAAATAATTGGCTTGACACCAAGGACGTTATGTAGTATAGTCAACTGATTCGTTTTAAGGAGTTTAATATATATGGAAAACAATTTAGCTATTATCGGAACAAAAGAAAACCTAGCAGACATCATGGGTATGTCCAACACTGTTCCATCATCTCGCTCTGCTCTTGCAGAGATCAAGCAGGTACACCAGAACATCATGGGTACTAAGGAAGTTGATGGAGAGAAGATGGAAGTAGCTGTGATAAAAGCAGGTTCTTATTCAGTAGTGTTCCCTGACGAGACTGTGTATTACAGTGACAAGATCACCATCAGAACCTTCATGCAAAGGTTTCAGTGGGAAAGATGGGACGACAACTTTACCAGACCTGACGGTGGCTCTGGAAGGATGCTCCGATCTGTCATGGGCAAGTCTCTCAGTGTGGACTTAAAGGATAACTATGGAGGTTTCAACTGCGGTAGACCTTCTGGTTATGTCAAAGACTTTTCGTCTTTGCCACAAGAAACGCAGGACATCATGAAAAGTACCAAGCGGTACAAGATTGTGTTTGGACTGTGTACACTTGACAACGCTAAGGATGCTAACGGTAAATCTGTTGATGTTAAAGAGTTCCCTTTCTTTATGCGTATTAAGAATAGAGATAGCTTCAAGGCTATGAACGATATCTTCAATGCGATACAACGGAAGAACCGACTTCCTATACAGCACAATCTTGTTTTGTCTAGCGAATTAAAGAGTATCCCTAGTGGTGCTACTTACGCAGTAGTGAAAGCATCTCTGGGTAGTGAAGTAGAGATTACTGCTGACGATCAAGAGACACTGAATAGCTTTGTCGAGTGGGTTGAATCTATGAACTCAATCACTCTTTCTAAGTGGGAAGAGAACAGAAGACCAGAGGAGTTGTCTGAAGCAGACGAGGAGATTGTGTCTTCTATTGTTGAGATTGAGGACGAGTAGATGAACCATCCTGCAGAGTTGGCGATACACGAGTTCCTACAGAAAGTTTCTCTTGGTAAAGCCAAGATGAACAAGGCTACCCTCCACCACATAGCCAAAGATGTAGAGGACGCTTTGTCTCGCCAATTCTCAGGGGATAAGAGGAAGTTTAAACTTCGTATGTCTAACATTGGACGTAAGAAGTGTCAGCTTTGGTTTGAGAAAAATCACCCTGAGAAAAAACAAGCAGACTCCCCTTACTTTCTAATTAATATGATACTGGGGGATATTGTTGAGGCAGTTTTTAAAGGTCTTCTTAGAGCTTCTAAGGTTAAGTTTGAGGACAGTAAGAAGGTAGTGTTAAAAACTAAGAAGAAAGATATAGAGGGAAGTTATGATTTAGTTATTAATGACAGAGTGGATGATGTTAAGTCTACATCTCCTTGGGCATATGACAATAAATTTGTAGACTTTAACACTTTAAAGAGTAAGGATAGTTTTGGTTATGTTGCACAATTAGCAGGGTATGCTAAAGCTAGGGGAGTAAAAGCAGGCGGTTGGTGGGCGGTTAATAAAGCTAACGGAAACTTCAAGTATGTTGAGGCAGACGATTTAAACATGCAAGAAGAACTTAAAAAGATAGACGATACTATAGCTTACATAGAGGATGACGAACCTTTTGAGAGATGCTACGAGCCAGTGGAGGAGACATACTACGGCAAAGCTAGTGGCAATCTTAAACTAGGTATTGAATGTAGCTTTTGTTCTTTTAAAGATGCTTGTTGGTCAGACTTAAAAGTCCTACCTTCAAAGGTTTCCAGATCTGCAAACCCTCCTTTGATTAACTATGTAAAGGTTGCAAATGGCGAAACTGAAGTTAAAGAGCAAGTTCGAGTATGATGTAGCAAAATGGCTAAGGTCAGTAAAGCAAAGGGTAAGGTATGAAGAAATCAGAATTAAATACGCTGTTGTTCGACACCGATACTATAAGCCTGACTTTATTCTTAACAATGGTATTATTATTGAAGCGAAAGGGTGGTTACGTCCAAGCGATAGAACGAAACATCTGTTAATAAAAGAGCAGTATCCTGACTTAGACATACGGTTTCTATTTCAAAATGCAAACAATCTTTTACGCAAAGGATCTAAGACTAGATACTGCGACTGGTGTGACAAACATGGCTTTCTCTACGCACACAAAGAAATACCAAAACAATGGTTGACAGAAAGAAAAAAGAGGATAAAACTATAGGCTCATGACAAATTATATTGAAAAAGATGACTATGCTCTAGTTGCTAAAATTGATACCGATCATCTTGGTAGAGCAACTGGTGAAAGCACATTCAGTTTGCTTTTTAGTGATGACAATAAGTGGGACAAAGTAACGCACGATGGTATAATTGATATGTTGACAGTTATGATGGAAGTTGTTAGAATGATGGAAATAGATCCAGAGTTTAGAGATATGATGGCTTCTTTCTTAAAAAAGCATGCACCAAAAGTACCTAAGCTTGAGGTCGTAGAAAACAAAGACAATGTTATCAGAGTGGATTGGAGCAATAAACATGACAGATGAAGTAAAGAACCCTGCACACTACAACAAAGGCGGTATGGAGTGTATAGACTACATCAGACAGCAGTTAGGGGACAACTTTAGATACTACTGTGAGGGTAATGTACATAAATACATACACAGATATAGTTACAAAGATAATCCTATCAGCGATCTTAATAAAGGTAAACAGTATTTAGAGTGGTTAATTGAAGAGTTAGAGAAATGAAATTTACAGTGAACATGACCATAGAAGTAGATGAAGAAGAGAATATACTTCCTGTAAACTACGATGGTAAAGAAGGTGACGAGCAAGCTCTTAAAGATATATTAAGAGACTATTTATTTGACATTGACGGAATAACATTATTAGAGGGAGTGAAAGTAAAAAAACATGGATGATTATCAGAAGTTTATAGCAGTATCCAGATATGCTAGATGGATAGACGAGGCAGGACGCAGGGAAACTTGGGAAGAAACAGTCAATAGATATGTAGACTACATTACAGAAAAAGTAAAAGGACACCTACCTAAAAAACAAATATTTGACGCTATACATAATTTAGAAGTTATGCCGTCTATGAGAGCGTTGATGACAGCAGGATCAGCTTTGGAAAGAGATAATACAGCAGGATACAACTGTAGTTATCTATCTATAGATGACCCAAAAGCTTTTGATGAAGCTATGTATATCTTGTTATGTGGCACTGGTGTTGGCTTCTCTGTAGAACGACAGTATGTAAATCAGTTACCTGAGATACCACAAACTATAGAAGATGTAGATACAGTTATTGATGTGCAGGATAGCAAAGAAGGTTGGGCAAAAGCTCTGCGTAAACTAATAGGGCATCTGTATATGGGTGAGTCACCAAGTTGGGACACATCTAAGGTTAGACCTGCAGGAGCAAGACTAAAGGTGTTCGGTGGTAGAGCAAGTGGTCCTGCACCTTTGATAGATCTTTTTACCTTCACTACATCACTTTTTAAACACAATGCAGGACGTAAGCTATCTAGCTACGATTGCCATAACTTAATGTGTAAAGTTGGAGAGGTTGTAGTGTCGGGCGGTGTTAGACGTTCTGCTATGATAAGCTTGTCTAATCTATCGGACGGACGCATGAGACACGCTAAGTCGGGACAGTGGTGGGAAACAGCACCACAGATGGCACTATCTAATAACTCTGTATGCTACACGGACAAGCCTGATGGAGAAACATTCCTACGTGAGTGGACATCTCTTGTAGAGTCAAAGTCAGGGGAGCGTGGTATATTTAACAGAACTTCTGCAAAAGCTCAGGCACAAAAATTTGGTAGAAGAGATGCCAATCATGAGTTTGGAACTAATCCTTGCAGTGAGATTATTCTTAGACCTTATCAGTTCTGTAATCTTACAGAGGTTGTTATACGAGAAAAGGATAAGTTCGATGACCTGAAGAGAAAAGTTATGCTTGCTACTATACTTGGTACAGCGCAATCTACTTTAACTAAATTTCCATACCTTAGAAAGATATGGCAAAAGAACACAGAAGAAGAAAGACTCCTTGGTGTCAGTCTCACTGGCATTATGGATAACGAACTAACCAGTGGAAAGAAACATGGACTTGATAAAACACTTGAAGAACTTAGGAAAGTTGCTGTGGAAACGAACAAAGAATGGTCAGCAATCTTTGGAATCCCACAAAGCACCGCCATCACCTGCGTCAAACCAAGTGGGACAGTATCACAGCTTGTTGACTCAAGCAGTGGTATCCACCCTCGTCATAGCAGTTATTATATCCGTACTGTTAGGGGGGATAATAAAGATCCTCTTACTAACTTCATGGTAGACAGTGGTATACCTAGCGAACCAGACGTAATGAAGCCTGATACTCAGACAGTATTTAGCTTCCCCATGAAGTCACCAAAGAAATCGGTCAAGAGAGATGATATGACAGCCATACAACAGCTACAAACGTGGCTCACATATCAGAGGCACTGGTGTGAACACAAGCCGTCAGTGACCGTTTCTGTGAGGGATGATGAATGGATGGAAGTTGGTGCGTTTGTCTTCAAACATTTTGATGAAATGTCTGGTGTATCTTTCTTACCACACTCAGATCATACTTATCAACAAGCACCCTATCAGGACTGCACAGAAGAGGTATACAATGATTTTCGCGGTAAGTTCGGAAATATAGATTGGAAGTCCTTTACAAATTATGAAAAAGAAGATAACACAAAGTCGTCACAAACATTTGCGTGTTCTGGTGACAGTTGTGAAATCGTAGATATAGGAGCATAGTATGGGTAGTATTATCATATATGCTACAATCATGGTAAATGGAATGATTAGTGCTATAGAGTATAAGGGTACGTCTTTTTACAGTGATGCGGAGTGTATAGAGTTTTTAGATGAAAATAACACACACATAAATCAAACACTAGCAGATCATCTGGAAAAAAACGAGCCTAACTCTGTTGTTTTATTTATCGGATGTTCAGAAAGAGATAAGTTTTATAATAGTAATGAATACTCAACATAAAAAACCCAGACCATTTACATTAGGATTCAAAGTCTTTAGAAAAGGTTTACTGCAAACTAATTCAAAGATGATGATGGGCAACCCATTTTACCCGAACACTGTTTCGTTCAAAGAATGGGAGCGTGGCTTCAATGTCGCATATTATCGAAACTTGGAGAGGTTGGATGAACAAAGCGAGGCAAGAAGCAGAAAAAGCTTTCAAAAAATCGGAGGTGAAGATGGAAAGTGAAATCAGTCTTGAGGATATGGCAAAAGAAATCAATGAGTTGGATACCCAACTTAGAGATATGAAAAAAGCTTATCGTGAAAAAAAGATGGCAGGTCTTAAATCTGCTATGGAAGCACGTAAGTCTGCCGATGAAGCTGTACGCGAGGAGCTAAAAGCTCTTGGTGTATCAGGCTATTCGTCCTCATGGTCTAGTTTAGATCCACTTAAACTTTATACCAAATGGTATTAATTGAGAGGGGCGAAAGCCCCTTTCTTTTTACAACTCTCCTACAACCCTCTTAGGATATTCATCATTATTCTTTAGATATGTTCTTAGCATCTGTAGTTGTTCTTCGTTCAAGTCATCTAAGTCTTCATCTAAACCAATATCCGTTATAGCTTTTCGTATAACACTATCTTTATAGGTCTTATCTAAGCTATACTGCATCTCTAATTCTCTATCACTCACAAGCAAAGAGTTCTTAAAACTATCTTTAGTTCTCCTCTTTGCCCTCTCCAGTAGACCCTTCACCACCTTCTCCTTATCTGAGGTGGACATATCTTTAAACCCTTTTACTAAAAACGCTGTTCTTGCCGCATCTTCTAGGTGATAAAATAGTCGTTGGTTTAACTTAGCGTCTGCCTCAGGTATATCCCCAAAGAAACCTACTCTCCAGTTTGGTCTACCTATACTATTAAACATCCTCTCCGTATAACTCTGTTTAGGCACTTCTCTGTATCCTAATATCTTGGCTGTACCTGCGCCTCTAGGTGTTGCAGATGTAGCCATTTTCTTTTCTTCTTTAGCAGGAAGCATACCCGAAAAGATATTGTCTATGTAGCGTATAGATCTGTTAAAGTATTTATTACCTTGTCTTCTGTCTGCATCAACGTAGTTCTCTCCCTGCGCCAATGCCACCATCTGATTTATCGGATCTAGTGGTCTTGTCATACCTGCTGCAACTGTTGCTCCTGCATCTCCGAATATAGCAGGTGCAGAGTCTTTTATAAAACTATCTAGCTCTCCAGTGGTTATGCCCAGTATGATATTACCCAAGCCTCTCTCATATGTGCCAAGACTTCTGTCAAACTGTCCTAGACCAAACACATCCCAAAAAACCTTTGATGTTTCTGCAGGTACGTCTTCTCCGCGTCTTTTGTGTGCCATTATTCTTGCGCCATATTTAAAAAGAGATTCAGGAAAGTCGTATTGTTTTGTTGTAAGAGCTGCACCTTTTTGTCCTGTAAGAAAGTCTGCATCTCTTTCTTGATCCCAAGCTAGTCCCTCGTCTATGTTCTTCATCTCTCCTGTAGACTTCATCCACATATAAGACCAACCTATCGCTCCTTTTATTAGCGACTCTCTTATGTCACCCTCTGTATACTGCACTGTATTGTGGTCATCTATGTATTGTTGTATCCTTTTTTCTGATGTAAGCTCTGTTATAGCTTTACCTGTGTTAGAGTCAGGGTCTGTTCTCTCCCCTTTTCTAATAGCCCTATTTTTCATTCTTTCTGCTTCTAGTTCTGTTTTTTCTAGGAACTGCTTACGTAACTGTTTGTTTGCTTGAAAGTAGTTTTTTCTATTCCACACACTAGACGCAACATTTATTCCAGTGTAACTAGACATAAAAGCTATAGTATTGTTAAAGAACTGACCAAAGGGTAAGGACAAACCAATTACAGGTATTTTTCTAAACTCTTCTATACCATACGCTACTAACTTTAGTGGGTTTTCAAAGTCTAATTTACCATACTTTTTACCGAACACAGACTTTAGCGTTTCATCTATTGCCTTAGCTTCTACCTTTATGTAGTCACTTTTAGACATAATCTCGTCCATATTACCAGAACGAATGAGATCGTTGTAACCCATGCCGTACTTTTGTTGTAAACCTTTTTCAATATTATACATAAATTCTATAGACTTTGTGACAACATCTTGAGCCTTTGTGCCGTACAAAGTTTGAAAAAAGCCTGTATAACTCTCAAGACTTCCCTTAAATACGTCCTGTGATGGGTCAAATCCTATCTCTTTTAGTGCTTTTTCTGTTTCTATACCACCTGCCATATACTGCATCATCTTCCTGCCCACCTCAGGTCTAGCGTCTAGGTAGTCCAAAAAAGATTCCATTGTTGTCGTAGAATCCACAATGTTCCTGAGCTTCTTTAATTGTAGACCTCTCAAAGCTCTTGCCTGTCTAAATGCTTCTTTAGACCCTTGTTTATTATTAGCTAAACTTTTAAGAAAGCCCTCTCCACTGTATAAAACTGATTTAGTAAAATCTGTTACACTTTGCATAGAGGAGTATCCGAACCAACCTATCACGTTCAAAGCGGTTGTTCCCGGATTAGTAACCAAGTTACGTATGACTGCACGTTGTACGTAGTTAGTGGTTTCTATAGCTTTCTTAGTACCACTACTTAGTGGATCAAGGTCTGCTTCTAAAAGACCCTTCGTGGTAGTGGCTATTCTTTGATTAGCAGAGAGTTTTTGTGATGCAGAAGACATTACCTGAGATCTTCTACCAGCGTCACTGTAGTGTTGGACAAACATGTTAGCAAAGAAATCCATAGTTTCTTCTTCTGTTAAACTCTTGTCCTGTGCTACACCTAACACTTCATCCTTATACTTTTTGAGAGCTATGTCATACTCTGGTATATTTTTAGTGACGGTCTTAGTCTTGGCTATGAACTCACCCATTTCTTCTCTAGGCATGTTCCGTATAACGTCTGCCATCCAGTTAGTAAAGCTATCACCGTCAAATCTTGGACCATACCATCTAGCTCCGTTTTCATACAGAGCCTGAGATAAGCCTCTGACACCAATATCATCGTTACCATTTACAAAAACTTTCCAGAAAGATGTCTCATCCGCAGATATAGTTTTAAAGTCTGTAGCTTTGGCTATGCCCTCTCCTACTTTAGACGCTTCTTTCATGGTAAGACTTGGGACACCATCACTAGCGTATAGTTCCCAGAAGCTATCTAATGTTTTAGTGACACCTTGTGTAGCCTTTCTGAGATTTCTTTTTTGTCTCTCTCTAAGTTTTGTCCCTGCTCCCACTTCAGGAGCTTCAACACCAAGGGCTTTCTGACCCCTTGTAGCTTTGTTTATTAACGTAAACGCTGGAGCTATCAAGCCTCCAACAGCAGTTAAACCTGTTTGAAACGTGCTATAGTCTTTCTGTACATTTGCTGTTATCATACCTTGCTGATACGCATAGTCCATACCCATAGCAAATGCCATATCTGTGCCTAAGGTAGCACCAACTTCTTTACTAATTATCTTTCTCTTAGCTTCTGATTCAGCAAACTGCTTCATACCTTGCTTGTAGAACTCTCGCTCTGTAGTTTTGGCAGTAACTTTTTTTGTAGCTTGCTCTAGTGCTTTCTCTGCTGAAAGTGTGCTACCGCGCTTGGCTGCTTTCTCTAACAACCCTTTTTGCATAGCATCAATGGCTGCTTTTTTAGCCGCTATGCCAGCAGACTTTGCACCCATAGAAGCCACTAAACGTCCAGCCCCAAAACCAACTAAGTTAGTCGGGTCAAATATAGCGGCTCTAGCATAGTCATATACGCCATCTAATCTTTCGAGGAAGGTGCTTCTTTTACCAGTAAAGATATTTTCCATACGGTCAAAGAGTTTGTATGCCTCTCCTGCAGAGGACTTTACGTCAGGATCTGCTTTGTGCAACCAAGATACTTCACCTAGTGTTGCAACAGATTGTCCTGCAGAAAACCTACGCATGTTGTTTACATAAGCAGTAACAAGTTCTTCGTCTGTGTAGTCTGACAATTCATCAATACCAAACCTATCATTCATATACTGCTTTATAGTTTCTAATGATTCAGCGTCTTCTACAAGATCGCTTTGCGTAAGTTTAGGGAGATCCTCTTTTATCGGTTTTACAATAAGTGCTTCTTTACGGTTTCTGTCCTGTTCCTTTGCGGCTTGAGACAGAACCTCGTCAAAGTTTAACTCTACCATTAGGCTACTCCGAAATCTGTATCAGCTATACCACCACTAACATCAACACCACTGGTCGGGGCTACGTAGGGCTTTCGCACTCCATCTATTGTGTAGTATTTACCAAAAGTTTTCTTCCAGTTGTTGTATAGCTCTTGGTTATAAAAGCTCCCTCTAGGTGGTAGATATTCTGCAGGGAGGTTTGGAGGTAAGTTATCCGCACCAATCTTATCTACAAACTTCTCTAGGTTTTCAGGAGTAAAGCTTTGCAGTAACATCTTCCTTGCTTTTTCCGTAGCAGATTGTGGTAGGTTTGTGTCCTTACCAGCGTCTGCATCATCTCCTAAACCTTTGTTGTTATTGTCTACACTAGGTGGCTGTTTGGTTCTTTTACCTTTGGTTGAAGCAGGACTATATGTATTTAATATTTTTTGTAACTCTTGTTCCCCAAATAGTTCTACTGCTCTTGGATTATCTAATAGCTCTCTTATAGCACTGGCTGCCACAGCGTCTGTCACAGAACCAACACCTCTTATAACAGGCTCTATCTGCCCTAATTGTAGCATCTTGTTTGCTATATACTTTCCTCCAAACTCAGCTACAGCTTTGTTCTTTTCTCTAGGATCTCTATTGTAATTGTCTAACATGTTTGTGTACTTGTTAAGCTCCTTAGAGTGGGCTAATCTTTGTTCGTCTGACATACCCTCTAAACTTTTACCACTTAATGCTTGCTTCCTCATAGTTAGCGCAGACACAACCTGTGATTCAAAGCCATCCTCTATATTTCTAGCTTGTGTAGCTGTTATCTCTTGAGGTAGGAATGAATAGTCAAATGCACCAAGTATCTTATCTGCGGTAGGATCACCTTCTAAACCCATCCTGTATAGGTCTTGGTAGTTAAAGTCACCACCCACTTTTTGCTCTGCAAGCTTTCTCTTAACTCTAGCGTCCTTGTTAAGACCAAACACGGAGAACAAGAAATTGTCTTCCATAAGTCCCGGATTAGTCTTTTCTGAATCTAGGTCTGTATTATCAACAGCAAGTCCTGCAGCCATTTTAGCAGCTTGCTCCAGTGTTAGTTCTTTATCAGGCACTGCCATACGTAAAGACCCTAAGAACCCATTTATTCTAGCAGGTGTTATATTTCTTCCATCGTATTTTTGCTTAAACTTTTCTATATATGCGCTTGCTCCAAGAAGTTTCTCAGGATCTGTTGCTAAAACCTTAACTAAGTCCTTATCTGCACCATAGTCCTGTATCAACGTGTTGGCTATGCTCATGTAGCTATTGTAGTTTTTTTGTCTCTTTAAATATTGAGGAAGCCCAGCCTGTTCAGCAATGCGCTTTCTTCTTCTAGTTTCTTCTCTTGCTTCTTTTCTACTCTCTTGTATCTGACCTGTCAGACCATTGAGAAATGCTGTAGCAAATGCTTGACCAAACGACATCAGTTACCTCTCCTTGCCATTAAACCTTTCGGCTCTTCCTCCACCATAGCCTCTTCTTCTACAGGCTCTTCAGCCCTATTCTCTTCTAAAAATTCTTGTGTTTCCTCTAGTATGTCTGTACCTTCGTCTTTCTTCTCCATCTTATCAATAGCTCTTTGAAGACGAGATGCAAGCATTTGCTTTTCCTTCTTGCTCATTTCTTCCTGCATATTCTTAGCGTGTTTCACAATGTTCTTAACACCTGCAGCCACAGCTTGTGTATGCACGAACTCAACTAGAAGCGGATGTATCAGTAAGCTTACATCTATAGAGTGTACACCTTCCATAACACCTGTTGTTAAGATAGATTTAACAAGAAGATCCAGAGGGAAGCCCTCATCTAATGCTGTAAACACATCGTCCATCACACTTTGTTTGGACATATTATTAGCGTAGAACTTGAGAGCGTCCTCAGGCTTGTCTATCTCTGGTGGTCTTTCCCAAGGAAAACCTTTAGGCTCAGTCGTTAGTGACTGTCCGGGAATAGGTGCTGTAAGATTTACTTCTCTTTCCATCGTTACTCTCTTTCTGGGAAGTCTAAGCCAACAGAGTCAAAATCAAATCTTCTGTCTGCTTCGTCTTCTATTAATCCTGCTGCTTCTAGTTTTTCTTTTGCTTCTGGTGTAACAAGATATTTACCGTTTTCTACCTCTGGATTATCCATGTTTGCTTTATATAAAAAGGTAGCATGTAAACCTGACATATCTAGTATTGTGCTTAAATCTGTGCCTACAGGGACTGTTGCTTCAACTAACTTAGTTTTGTCTACACGTAGTTGTTGTGCTAAACTGGCTACGACACCTCCAAACATTTGATCTAATGTCCTGTCTTTACTTAAAACAGTGCTAACGTCCACTCCCTTAGCCTCAGGTGTTTTTGCTCTGCCTCCTAGTGGAGTGGGTGCTAAAGTGTCAGAAAGCTGTACCTTTTCTGCTGTGTCTGCTGTTATCAAACCGTCTTTAGTTACTTTAATGGCTTTATCTACTATGCTTCTGTAGCCATTATTATACATATCCATACCATAATCCATCTACTAACCTCCGAAAAAGTATTGTGGGTTTTCAAATATACCGCCAACAACTGCACTAGCAAAGCCACCTAAGGCTGCACCAAAAGCGTTGTCACCCGATACTTCTGCTGACATATCTGCTATGATTAACTCTTGTCTTCTACCTGCCGCACTTTCTGCAGAAGCAAATGCGTAAGCCATTAGGTCACGCTCTTTCTGCCACAACTCATCAAGACCTTTTTGTGTAAGGTTGTTGGCTTGCAGTGCGTTCTGTCTGTTTGCTTCGTTTAGGGCAGCATTGTTTATTGTGGCTAACTGCTGTCGCCATTGTGCGTTAGCTTGTGCTATAATAAGCTGATTTTGAGCGTTAAACTGGTCACGTTGATTGTTTAGTTGCTCTTGAAAGATCTCTAATGCGTTTTCTTCTTTAGCGTTAAACTGATTCATAGCATTAGATTGAGCAGAATTAAATTGCTGTACTTGATTTCTCAAGTTAGCAAAGAATTGATTTGTTTGATTATCGCTTGTTGCGTTGAACTGCGATGCGGCATTTTGTGCTGAAGCATCTGTAAATAGACTTTGTATTACGGACTGGTTCTTAAACATATCTGCTTGTTGTGATATGTCTAGGTTACGGAAGTCCATTTGTAAAAAGTTTTGTGCGTTCTGCACTGCAGCTTGCTGTCTATTATCTAGATTAGACATATCTGCTTGCGCTATGGCAGAAGCCTGAGCCATTATTACAGCTTGCCTATTGCTAAGGTTTGATAAGTCAACTGTCTGTGCTAGCCTAGCGTTTTCAAGGGCTATCTGTTGCTCTGAGGAAAAGTTTATATTCGCTATATCTGAGATAGCAGAAGCGTTTTGCACTCTTGCTTGGAATGTTTGGTCAAACTCCATGCCAAGGAATGTGGCTCTTTGTTGGGCTGCCAACATCGCACGTTGCTGTCTGTTACTAAGATTTTGTGCTTCAAACTGTGCTACTGTCTGAGCGTCCTGTAAAGCTATTGGTAAAGCACTTTCCATTGCAGCTTGCACGATGGCTTGTCCTGCCATAGAACTTGCCGCCATACCTCTTTGTGCCATTATAGCTGTGGCTTGTCGCATAGCTCCTGCAGCCCAAGTTGGCGGTGTGCCACCCTCGAACTGCGTCATTAAGTTTGTCAACTGTCCTTGAACTGTCGCGGCAGAAGAGGGCGAACCAGTGGCTGCCTCAACACCTTCTAAGAACTGTGCTGACTGCTCTGCGTTGGCTGCCCCTGATACAAGTTCCCCTTGCTGTAAAGCTCTCATAGCAGGAGATGTTATTTGTTGTCCTGTTCCTTGAGCTGCTACAACATCTCTGACGTTAAGTTCTTGTGTGGCTTGCTGTTGTGCATTTATAACCGCGTTCTTAGATATTTCACCAAAACGCTCTTGGGGAGTAAACGCTTGTACGTCTTGTGCAGTGGTGGCTACGTCTGCTCTTGAAGAGACTATTGGTGTAGGAGCTTCTGCTTGTGTAGTCTGTGCAGTTGTACCCTCTGCTGTCACAGTGCCTGTGAGTTGTCCTGTTGTTGGATCTATGGTTTGCCCTGTAGTCGCAGTCATTTTGTCTACAGGCTGTCGTGTTATTAAATCAGCAGGAGCAGATACAGTAGCTCCCACCGCTTCTGCTGCAGTCGGCACAGCAGATGATTGAAATGCCTGAGAAGCGTTAGCTACGGCAGCCTCTGCTCGTGTTATCTGAGGCATAGCCTGATTAATCTGATTTATTATTTTATTTCTAGCATCTTCATCTTCTATAGGTGTTTCTGCTAGTTGTTGCTGTAGGGCTGATACTTTACCTTGCTCTGTTGATAGCTGTGCTTGTGCTTGATTTAGCTTTGACTTAACGTCTGCTACTATCGGTTGTATAGTGGTGGGTGGTGTGGGCAGTGGATCTCTTCTGGTGCTTCGTTGTTTCATAAAGCCCTCTAAACCAAGCTCCTCTGGTAACTTTGGTGAGCTAAGTGATACAAATTTCGGAGTAGTTGATGTTAGTGGTGGTATAGCTTTCTTTGATTGGTCACTTAAATCTGCCTGATTTCTAAGTCTCGCTTGTGCTAAGTTTGCTTGATTAACTGCTCCCCCTTCCTGATACCCTTGTAATGGATCAGCACTTCCCGGATAAACCATTGTTGGTCTACCACGAGTTTCTATTACGTTGTCTAGATAGCGTTGTACATCAGGTGTCTTAGGATCTGTGCTTGCTGTTCTCTTAACTGCAGCATCAAATAGTTTTCGGGATCTATCGTCAAAGCCTCCTACAGAACCTACAGAGCCTCCATACTGAAAACCTTGTCCTTGAGTAAAAGCATTAGATTGAGATTGCATTAACATCTGCTCTGCCTTGTCAGACATTGCGCTAAGATATTCTGCGGCTTCACGACTGTTTGGTTTCAGCCCTCTTGACCTCAAAAGTTTTTCTACCTGTTGAGGTGTAAATCCTGCAAACCGCCTCATGTTTGTTTTCTTTTCAACGGTTGGTATGTTCTGTTGTTCCATCATTTAATATCCCTACTCAACACTCTATCTAATTTATCCTCTAATCTGTGCAGTGCGTCCATAACATGTTGCATCTCGTCTTTGACTTCTGCCCTAGATGCGTAGTCCTCTCTTGTTCTATTTAACAGGATGTCGATACGCTTTAGCTCTGCCATCATGTTCCTAAATGCCCACACAGCAGGAGCTATGATAAGGGTTAGCACTACATTCCAAAATATTACTGGATCTATTTCCATGTTACCTCTTAAACTTATCGTTGAGTGAGTCAACTACGCTGTCTATATTAGGCTCTTTACCGAAAGGATCATACTTGCAACGATACTCTGAGGGGCAGTTTCCTTCAACCACTAGCGTATATGTATCGTTTGCTCCTTTGTATAAACAGACCTGTTGTCCGTTCTTGGCTTGCACTCTTTTGTATCTACGGCATGTGATATACTTTGGGTCTTCTCTTATGCCAAGACGTTTTTCTTGTTCCCATGTCCAGTCACTAAACTTTTTGAGGAAGCAGGTGTAACATTGTTTAATGTTATCAGATTGTGCTAAAGTTATTATACCATAATTGTCTGCACAAAGCCACTCAAATGTGTACTGTCCACCATCTTTTCTTACGCAGTTACCACCATCCTCTGTCGAACCCCATAAGACCGTATACAAACCCACCCAGAACACTAGTACCAATAGCAAGAACCACTGCCAATACGACATATGTTATAACTTTCTCTCTGAACACTTGTTTGTCATATACTTCTTTCTGTCTTCTCTTGCGTATCTGCCCTTCCATTGCCAGTAAATCGTCCCATGACTTACTGCCATATGTGAACATCAAAAACTGCTTCAGCTCATAGCGTTGTTCTTCTAGCTTTTTCTTAGCAGTATATGCTTCGATGGCTTCTTGTTCTATACTGCCACCACTAAAAACCTTACGTAGCATTGATGGGTTCTTGGCTGACTTGTGTGCGTTATCTACATCACTGACTGCTCCCATCCACCGTGACAAGTCCTGCGACATTGCTTCTAAGTCTCTACCTGCCTGAAACATACGCTTGATGTTACTAAATGCTGCAGATGCTACGCTAAGACTTGCTGATATGGTGATTGGGTCAAACATTAAGGAGTAAGCACCCAACCCTTTGTGTTATCCGCTTGATAAGCATCTTCATCCCAAGTGTAGTATTTTCCTTCATCCATTTGTTCTTCAGTTAGAGTTGGAGTAGCAATAGGAGCTTGCCATACCCATGTTGTATTATTCAATGTCCAACTTGCAAAAGGTTTTGGGTCATAAAAAACATCATTTGTTGCATCATAATACATACCAATACCAGCATATCTAAAACGTAATGCTTTACTTTGGTCTGCACTTTCCTCAGTAAAATCCTGATGTTCTTTGGGTTTATAATGCTTACCTTCAAAAGTATTGTAACTCGTTTTTATCCAGTTAGCTTTATCTCCCCAGTGACCAGTATCAAGCTCTGCTTCTTTGATAACAATAACTTCGGTCACAATATTATTTTCATCTATTTTTGCCCAATGACCCATTTAGCTTCCTTGATATTGATACCTTAACATTACAATGCCTGAACCTCCAGCCGCTCCAGCTCTTCGACCAGCGGCACCAGAAGTGCCACCACCTCCACCACCTCCGCCACCGCCTTTATTAGCGGCACCAGAAGATGCCTCTTGATAATTTGATTGAGAAGAGTGTGAGCCAGAACCACCCTGACCTCCACCACCAGAGCCAGCAGAGCCAGCAACATCACCAGTTCGGCATCCGCCACCACCCCCACCACCTCTTGTGGTGTCATTTATTCCAGAGCTGGAGCCACTGCCCCCATTACCACCATTGCCATCTTTGATACCATTACCTCCAGAACCGCCAGCTCCACCTCCACCAGCACCAGCATCATTATGACCAGTTCCTCCGTTGTTTCCTTGCCCACTTGTGCCGCTACCACCAGCGGCATCTGAAGGATGATTCTGATTATTTTTTCCGTGACCACCTCCACCAGAACCGCCATTCTGTCCACCAGTAAGTTTACTGCTATTTGTGTCAGAGCCAGAATAAAATGAGGCGGCACCACCACGTCCACCACCAGTTGATGTTACGCCTAGAGCAGAACTGTTCCCACCAGTTGAAGCTACATTAAAGTATTGATTATTGGTGTTTGGTCCTCCTATCGAGGGAGCGCCAGCACCGATTGTAATGTTATAGTTCCCACCTGAAGTAACATTGACTGTGCCAGTTCTATATCCACCAGCACCTCCACCGCCAGCACCTTCACCGTTTGAGATGGCGGCTCCACCCCCACCTCCACCAGCAAGAATGAAATAGGTAACAGTTGTTGACGCTCCACCAGAAGCAACTTGTGACACATTGAATGTACCAGAGCTTGTGAATGTATGAGTTCTGTTATTGCCACTTGTAGAGGTCGAACCACCGCTAGCGTTCATGTATACTATGTTTGATGCACCATACCACTCATTGAATGACATTGTAGCACCAGAGCTTTTATCAATAAGACCCCTAATATCACTATCATTTATAGAACAAGTTGTTCCAGATGTGCCATCAACCTCGACATGTATATCGTCAAGACTTATTGCTCCACTTGATTGTAGTGCCACTAGCTATTTTCCTCTAAGTATTTTACTTTTGCTGATAACTCTTTTACAGCTTCAATCAGCACTGCTGTTATTCTGCTGTAGTCTACTGACTTTGTTCCCATCTCATCGTCTGCTGTAAGGACAATTTCAGGCAAAACTTTCTCAATCTCCTGTGCTATTACACCAATGCTGTCTCTCTCGTCCCTTGTGTATGTTACACCTCTTAGCTGTTCTACCTTCTCTAAGCCACCAGTTAGCGTTTCTATGTTTGACTTTAGCCTTTCATCTGAGAACGCTGTTACGTTGTCATTAAATGTGGCTGCTCCTGCTGCTGACATATCAAGTGTAAGGGCAGTTATTTCAGAACCACCATCGACACCCATTAGAACTAAATCACCATCACTGACTTGAGATTTAATGATAAAGTTGTTGCTAGATTCTACAAACGAACCAAACTGAGTGCCACCATCTTTAACCCTTATTACGCCACTGCCACTATCAAGGTTAATTTCACCTGCAACATCAACAGTCAAATCACCAGAAGACAAATCAATCTCTGTGCCATCTATTGTGATGTTGTCTACAGTAACACCACCGTTAGCTGTAAGTGAGCCACCTGAGATAGCTCCTGTTGTAGTAATTGTAGAAGAGCCAGTGTCAATGTTACCAAAACCACTTGTTATAGACCCACTGTCTAAAGCACCAACAGTTGTTACGTTAGATAATGTATCTAATGCACTTTCAAAGTATGTCTCAAAGTCTGTGAGAGCCACTTGAACCATAGTGCCATTGTCATTCACTACAACTCTATCAGCATCTGCTAGTGTAGTAGAAGTGGCAGAAGTGTTGCCATCAACTATGTTTAACTCTGTGGCTGTAGAAGTAACTCCGTCTAGTATGTTAAGTTCTGCAGT